TGGATATACTGGTCTATCCCATCCTGATTAGCGCACTCGCTACCCTTGCGGTCGTGGAGTTCCGGGTGCTGCCGGGATGGTTCTACGCTTTGCCCTTTGCGAAGCGGAAGCCGTTTTCGTGCATGACTTGCTTTGGTTTTTGGCTTGGGGTGTTGCTGACCCTGCCGACCTGCCAATGGTACTTGGCCCCAATCCTTGGCCTTGCCTCATCCGCCACCGCAATCCTACTCCGAGAATGGACCTTCAAATGACAACCGACCAGTTCGTAATTGCCCAAAAGCATCGCAAGTACTGGGACCAATACATCGCATCCCTAACGATGCGACTGCCACCCGATGCGGTTGGTGAACTGCAGGCCATCCTGACCGCTCACGGACGACCGCCTACGAATTGGTGGTGCGCAGACTGCGTAAAATCGGCCCTCCAATACATTTACCTACAAGCGGACTTGTTCCTCGAAGTCAACCAAAACACCATAAACCACCCCCTGAATGCCCCTGCCAATCCCGAACAATAACGAGTCAAGAGAAGGCTTCATCGGTCGCTGCATGTCCAACAACAGCGTCAACACGGAGTTCCCTGATACGGCTCAACGGCTTGCGGTTTGTGGCTCAACGTGGGAGAATCACAAAAGGCAGCAGTTCGAGTCTTACTCCGACTACGGCCAAGAGATTCGAGCCAATGCCAAGCGAGGGATAGAACTCAACGAACGCAACGGGAACAAGTGTGCGACGCAGACGGGTAAGGTCCGGGCGCAGCAGTTAGCCAACGGGGAACCCATCTCGGTTGAAACCATCAAGCGGATGCACTCCTACCTGTCAAGGGCCGAAACCTACTACGACAACGCTGACGATACCTCGGACTGCGGTTACATCTCCTACCTCCTGTGGGGTGGTAAGTCGGCTCTCTCATGGTCAAGAAATAAACTCCGAGAACTTGGGGAACTTGAAGGCGAAGGATGACGAGGCACAGGTGCAGGCTCGGATGGACTCGCTGATGATGGTCATTACGACCCTGTGCGACTGCATCGGAGCGGTGGACGATTCCAATGCCCCGAACCAGTACGAAGTGAAAATGAAAATCGTAAACAAGATTAGCGACCTAATAGACAAAATCGAATACTAATGGGAACCAGCAAGGGCAACGGCAAATACATTGAAACTCCCGAAAAGATGTGGGAGTACTTTGAGGCATACCGGGCAGGAGTCAAGGCAAACCCAAGGCTCAAGACGGTATTCCCCGGCAAGGATGCTATTCCCCAATACGAACCCTTGGAGCGTCCGTTGACCTTGGAGGGCTTTGAGAATTGGTGTGCGGATGCAGATATAATTGAGGACCTTGGGGCCTATTTCACAAACAGGGACAAGCGATATGACGACTATGTAGCCATCTGCTCGCGTATAAGGCGAACCATCCGTCAAGACCAAATTGAGGGGGGCATGGTTGGTCAGTACAACCCGTCCATCACTCAACGCCTCAACAACCTTGTGGAACGCCAAGAGAACACGGTCCACATCGAGCAACCCCTGTTTCCCGACAATGACTGACAAACTAACCCTACATCATGGCGACTGCTTGGAGGTGCTTCGTTCACTACCTGACTGCTCTGTTGATTCGGTTGTAACCGACCCGCCTTACGGCCTGTCCTTCATGGGCAAGCGGTGGGATTACGATGTGCCAAGCGTTGAGATTTGGGCCGAGTGCCTTCGTGTCTTGAAACCGGGCGGTCATCTTCTTGCATTTGCAGGAACGAGGACGCAGCACCGAATGGCGGTGCGGATTGAGGACGCAGGCTTTGAGATTCGGGATATGATTGCTTGGGTGTATGGGTCGGGGTTTCCGAAGTCGTTGGACGTTAGCAAGGCGATTGATAAGGCGGCAGGAGCGGAGCGTGAGGTGGTAGGGAGCAAGGTCACTGGCCGCGCTTTAGGTGGCAGCAACTGGCGCGAAGGCGACGCTGGCGGACAAGAAGTTGTGCCCATCACCGCCCCTACCACCACCGAAGCAAAGCAATGGGAAGGCTGGGGGACTGCACTCAAACCCGCACTCGAACCGATTACAGTGGCTCGCAAGCCCTTGATTGGAACGGTAGCCGAGAACGTCCTGCAACACGGGACGGGTGCGATTAACGTGGATGGGGGAAGGGTGGGGACGGAGGAACTTGCAAACCCAAGCGGCATAAGCAACGCTATGGGAGGCGTAACAATCGGTAAATACCAAGGTGGCAATCAAGATTATTCAGGGTCAGGCGCAACTAACCCGCTCGGCCGCTGGCCTGCCAACTTCATCCACGATGGGAGCGAGGAAGTGGTGGCGTTGTTTCCTGATACCAAGAGTGGCAAAATGGGACCTTGGAATAATAGAACCACAAATGGTTCTCCAAATGGGATTTACGGCAAGTTTGATGAAGAACACCCGCTATCCGAAACCTATGGCGATTCAGGCTCCGCCGCTCGCTTCTTCTACTGCGCCAAAGCAAGCAAAGCGGATAGGGATGAGGGGTGTGATAAATTGCAAGAGCGTTCTGCGGGCGAATGCGTGGATCGTGTTGAAGGAAGCGCAGGGATGGAAAGCCCAAGGGCAGGGGCAGGCAGGACAAGCGGATCACGCAACCACCACCCAACCGTCAAGCCAACCGACCTCATGCGCTATCTCTGCCGACTTGTAACCCCGCCAAGCGGAATCGTCCTTGACCCGTTTATGGGGTCAGGCTCAACAGGCAAGGCAGCGATGCTGGAAGGCTTTGCGTTTGTCGGGATAGAACGGGAGGCGGAATACATCGAGATCGCCAAGGCTCGCATTCAATCCGCAGTCGGCTTGCTTTAATGTTTACCCTTACGACCGCTATCAGGCGAATCCGTCGGATGACGGCCCGGAAGAAGGTCATCCAAGGCGGAACAAGTGCGGGGAAAACCCTCGCCATCCTTGCGGTCCTCATCGACATCGCAGCCAAGAACAAGACCGAGATATCGGTGGTTTCCGAATCCATCCCTCACCTACGGAGGGGAGCAATCAAAGACTTCGCCAAGGTCATGCAATGGACAGGCCGATGGGTCGCAGACCGATGGAACAAGACCCTGCTGACCTATCACTTTGCCAACGGTTCAATCATCGAGTTCTTTTCGGCTGATTCCGAGGCAAGGCTCCGAGGGGCAAGGAGGCAGGTCGTCTACATCAACGAGGCCAACAACATTGACTTTGAATCCTACTACCAGTTGGCAATCCGTACAAGCGAGGCCATCTACATCGACTTCAACCCGACGCATGAGTTTTGGGCGCATACCGAGGTCCTGCCCGAACAGGATGCAGAACTGATAATCCTAACCTACAACGACAACGAGGCTTTGCCCGACACGATTAGGAGGGACATCGAACTCAACCGCACCAAAGCCGAAACGTCTGCGTATTGGGCGAACTGGTGGAAGGTCTATGGCCTTGGTCAAGTCGGGACGCTTCAGGGTGCGATATACGAGGACTTCGAGGTGGTGGAGGGTATCGATGTCAGCCGAGCGAAATTCGTCGCCCTTGGGCTTGACTGGGGGTTCAGCAACGACCCTACGGCCTTGGTCGCTATCTACCGCCAAGGGGACTGCCTGCTGATTCAGGAACTGCTCTACTCCACGGGCCTGACGAACCAAGACATCGCAGACAAGTTGCGGACCTTGGGCATCACAAGGGCTTGGGAGATAGTGGCCGATTCAGCCGAACCCAAGAGCATCGAGGAAATCTACCGACTTGGTTTCAACATCAAGCCGGCAGAGAAAGGCCCCGACTCGGTTCGGAACGGCATCGACATCCTGAAACGGTTTAAATTGCAGGTTACCAAGGACTCGACCAACTTGATTAAAGAACTGCGGTCCTACACTTGGGCCACCGACAAGGAAGGGAAGAACACGGGTGTCCCGATTGACTCCTTCAACCACGCCTGCGATGCTATGCGGTATGTGGCTCTCAATAAGTTACGGGTCAGTAATGCAGGGAAGTACGTTGTTGTTTAACTTTGGGGCATGAAACAAACAGCAGTTGAGTGGATTGTTGAAATGATGACCAAAGAGGACTATTTCGGGACTTTTTGTACGGCAGACGAATTGCCTGTCCATAAGGAAAGAGTTGCCCAAATAGTGGAAGAGGCTAAGAAATTAGAGATAGAGCAGTTGAAGGACGCTTGGAAGTACAAGAACGAGCATCAAGATATAGACGACGAGTTTGATGATTACATGAAAAATTACTTCATCAAATAACCCATGAACCTCGAACGCATCATTGACCTGCTCATCGAAATCGGCAAAGCGGTTGCAGCCGTTTTCTTCATCATCACCCTTCTAACCCTCCTTTGGACCTTATGAAAGTCGTCCACTACTACCACATCTACTGCGGTGGCAACTGGCAGTTAATTCTGAACCAGCACATGATGGCGGTCTGCAATTACGGCCTTATCGGGGTCTTGGATGAGATTCGTGTCGGCATCGTCGGTCCACCAGAGCAACGCAAGGCGGTCAAGGAGGTGCTGGAGAACTCGATGGTGGCTGATAAGGTCAAGGTCGTGGTTACCCGGACCAACGCTTGGGAGCAGGCGACGCTGACTGAAATGTACCGGGCCTCGCAGGAAGAGGAAGCCGTGTACCTGTACGCCCACACGAAGGGGGCTGCGAATCCATCCTTGACCACCCAACTTTGGGGCAGGTCCATGCTATTCTTCAACGTGGTGGCTTGGGAGCGGTCCATGCAAATGCTGGAGCAGGTTGATGCCGTCGGCTGCCATTGGATTACCAAAGAGCAGTTCCCTCACATGGCTGACCACAACAACCCCGAAGGCTATCCGTACTTCGGGGGCAACTTTTGGTGGGCCAAGTCAAGCCACATTAAGGAACTCGGTGAGCCGAAACGGGAGCAACGCTATCAAGCCGAGCATTGGATTGGCAAAAAGCCCGACACTAAGGTCTTTGATTCCAACCCCGGATGGCCTTCACCCGAACGCTTTGTCATAACCTTCTAACATGAAAAAACACATTGACCAACTTAAAGCCTTGGACTACTCGCACATCTACACGACGGCCGTGGACCACATCGTTGAAATCTACGAGGAAGCCAAGAAGCACAAGGGAGGCCATGCTTTAGAATTCGGCTCCTACCTCGGACACTCGACGCTCGCTATCGCCTTGGCCGGGCTTGACGTGGTGGTTTACGATACCGACACAACCGTAGAAGATAAACGCAAAGCCCTCCTATCGCAGTTCAAGGTCGAATGGAACAACCAACGGAGCCACATGGCCCTGCAAGAT